AAAGCCGAGTACAAGCTTTCCTACGATTATCTGAAGCCGAAGTGGGAAGAATGGGCTTTAAGATTAAAACTCTATAATAATCAAAAGCGGGATAAGGAAGCAGTGGGCGATCCGCTTTTGTTTACCGTACATCAAACCTTGCTTGCTTCTCTGTATGAGGACACCCTTACCGTTAATTTTGTGGAAAGAGAAGAAGGTGATGTGGATGTGGCTGAAAACCTGAATTACCTGGCCAAATATGACTATACCGATATGGGTAAGGACGAACTGGATTACGAGTGGGATTGGGACGCCAGCTTTTTCGGCCGTGGTTTGCAGCTGTTAATGGAATTTGACCGGAAACTCAAGGCGCCAATGCCGGAAGTGATTGATCCAATGACATTTTTGCGCGATCCGCGCGCCCATTCCGTAAACGGTGACCGCAAAGGGCGGAACCGAGCGAGGTTTTGCGGCAGGGAAGTACGGATGACCAAGCAGGAACTGGAAGATGCTGGTATTTATTTCAACCTAGAAGCGCTGGATGCCGACAAAACATCCAGTCAAGAATCTAATGTTGACCGAAATAGAGAATTACGGGCGGCCGCGCAAGGATTGAGTGATACACGTGCTTTTAACCCGTCTAAAGGCGATAATCAAGAATATCGGCTTCTGGAATGGTTTACTATCTGGAATGGTAAACGGGTGTTTGTGACCTCCGGTAACAATCAGAAAACAATTATCCGTTACCAGGAACTATCCAGTTTATTTATTCCGATCATTGACCGGGCAATGTACCCGATTTCCCACGACTGGGATGGCGTTTCGGTCCCGGATATTATTGAGGATAAAACACGGGCCCGAAGTGTCATCCAAAACTTAGGTTTAAGGGGTATTAAGTCCAACCTGCACCCGATGTATCTGTATGACACAAATAAAATTAATAATCGCTTTGATTTAGATTTTGGTTTTAATAAGCATATTCCGGTTAATGGTCCGACTAACAACGCCCTTGAACCAGTTCAGCGGCAACACGTGGGCACGGATGCCGACTGGATTTTAAAAATGTTGGATACTGCCGCTCAGAAAGCAACCGCTACTCCAGATATGGCGCAAGGAATGGTAAGTCAGCAAGATAGGACGCTTGGTGAACTCAATAAAGTAGACGCCAATAAGGACCGGCGTTATTCCCTATCGGCACGGATCTTTGGCTGGTCAGAAAAACGTTTTTGGCAGCAATGGTATCGTTTGTATAAAACGCATTTTAAAAAAGATATTGACGAAAAAATTGTGCGTATCCGAGGCGCTTTGGGTACGAAATTTCGGCCATTCACGCGTGAAAATATCGTGGCCTTTATTGATCCTGACGTGGAAGTGGAAAGCAAAGCAATCGTGGAATCAGACAGGATGAAGAAATTGCAGCTATGGAATAATTACTTAGGACTTGTAATGGCCGATCCGAACTCTAATAAGCGCTACGGACTGCGTAAAATGGGCCGGTTAACAGGGCTTGATAAAGATGAAATTGATATCTTGCTGCCGGCGACTATTGACGAAATGAAAGCCGAAGATGAAAACCAAGCCTTGAATTTAAACAAATTGGTAGAGGTGGACGTGATAGACGACGACATCGCCCATTTAGAAATTCACAACAAAGTAGCGGACTTTTCAGCTAAATACGCCCATATTCAAGCACACAAACGATCTATGCTCCTGAAAAAGGTTATGGCGATGCAGAATGCTCAACAACAGGGGCAGGGGCAAAACCCTGGGCAAACTCCCGGCGGTGCGCCCCCAAATCCGGATGTTCAGAAAGAATTAGTAGCGCCAACATTGCAAAAAAATAATGCGACTGTATGATTAAATTATATGCTAGAAAACGTCAAATTTAAACTGATTTCTTTCCAAAACAAAGCACAGGCGGAAATCGCGGTGCGGGATTTACAGGCGCTGGTGGCACACCCCGGCTGGAAATTCCTGGTCGAAAAGGTAATTGATTTAAATATCCGGATGTTGCGGCGAGATTTAGAGAACGACGAATCACTAAGCAAGGAAGAAAACGACATCAAGAAACGAGACCTGCGTTTTCTCCGCAATTTAAAACGTATCCCTGAATTCCAGATTGATGTACTCTTGGGCAAAAATCCAGTATTGGAGGAATACGATCCATATTTTACGGATATAAAGGATTTAGAACGGGAAATTGGCGCAACCGTTGTGAGCGTACAGGCACCGGAAGAGAAAAAGGGCTCTTAAACAATTTACAAAAAAAAGACTTAGAAGATAGTTGGTTTTGTTGGATTTGCTGTGCCAAGCAATCCGCCTTCAGGATTAATCAGGTGGTCTCTAAGTCCCACCTGGTTAGTCCAACCAAACCTGCTATTTAAGCAGGTTTTTTAATTCCGGCCAAAAGGTCATTGGCCGAGGTAATGCCGCAGCATTGGTTTTTTCAACCATTTTCCAATGAGGCGAGCGAGGAAATAAATATGGCAGAAACAAACGGCGAGAATGCCGACAGTTTCGTTGAGGTGGACGGCGCTAAATTTCAAGCCGACCCCGAAAACGAAGGGCAACCGCTAAAGGACGAGAGCGGCAACCCGATCCCTTTCAAAGAAGAAGGGGATGAAGAAGGTGGCGACGATGGAGCCACGGGCGATTTCGTTGAGGTGGACGGTAAAAAATACGTCCCCGATCCGGATAAACCCGAAGAACCCTTAAAGGATGAGCAGGGTAACCCGGTAATTTTCGAAGACAAAAAGTCAAAAGTTGAAAAAGAGGGTGAACCTGGCGATCCGCCCGTTCGTGATAAAAAGGACTTCATTATAAATCGTCTGCGCCAATCTCGTGATAAGGCCCGGGAGAAAGCCGGGAACGATAACGAGGGCGATGATGACGAGATTGATTCAGAGGACGAGGCGCGCATTTTGAAGGTCGTAGACAAACACTACGGCGATAAATTATCCAAGGTTGACGCGGAGGAGAATGAGCGTGAGCTCAACAGCTTCTTTACCAATCCGGAAAATGCCAAATTCAAAAAGAAAGAGGCTACTATCCGGAAATGGTGGAAGGATCCTTCCCGCAATCATCTCCCGATAAAATCCGTTGCCTATGAGGTGATGGGGGATTCCTTAGAAGCCGTCGGCGCTAAGAAAGCGCGCCAGGCGGACGATGAAAGCAGGCAATCCGGGAGCGGAGGACATACCGCGCGCGGCACAATGACGAAAAAAAACGCGTGGGAAGAAACGCCGGAAGAGTTTGAGGCGCACCAACAGAAGGTCCGCCAGAAGTCCAATTAAGTCAAGTTAATTAACCAAAAGTAAATCCAAAAAAATGGCAAATACAACTAAAACTCAAATACCTGACGAAAACGCATCGTTTTACGACAGGACATTACTCACCCGTGCAGTACCGTTCCTCACCTACACTAAATACGCGCAGATTAGGGATATTCCTAAGAACGCTGGAACATCCATGATTAAATTCCGTCGCTATGGGACGCTGGCTGCGGCTACTACGCCGTTATCCGAGGGAATTACACCCGTTGGCAGCCAATTATCAGTAACCGATATTACCGCCACCGTGGCCCAGTATGGTGACTACATCACTTTAACTGACGTAGTAGATATGACATCGGAAGATCCGGTGTTGATGGAAGCCGCCGAAATATTGGGCGATCAGTTTGGCGATACCACGGATCAGTTAGCGCGAAATATCTTTGCCGCCGGAACTGGCGTGACTTATGCCGCCAGTGCTGGTACCAGAGTTGCCACAGTAGCCGGTGATAAAATTACTGGAACATTGGTCAAGAAAGTGGTCCGCACAATGAAGAATAACAAAGCGAGGAAGATGACCAAGATGGTTAATCCGGACAGTGGCTACGCCACTGCTCCTATTCCGGCTTGCTACGTCGCAATTGTTCATCCCAATACTACCTATGATCTGAAAGATGACACCGCTTTCCAACCTGTGGAAAAATATGCCAATAAGGCAAACGTGATGGAGGGGGAAGTTGGAGCAATGGACGAAGTACGTTTTGTAGAATCTACCAACGCTAAAGTATTCGCTGGCGAAGGCGCAGCCGGCATTGATGTTTACGGAACAATCTTTTTCGCGATGAACGGAGTTGGAGTTACCCGTATTTCCGGGGAGGCGGTCAAAAATATCATTAAACCTCTCGGATCCGGCGGTACTACAGATCCTCTAAATCAACGTTCAACATCAGGCTGGAAATCCACCTTTGTAGCCAAGATTCTGAATCAGGACTTTATTCATCGGTTAGAGCACGGTGTGACTGCCTAATCAATCACTAAGGGGGAGCCGGTAATCCCCGGCTCCCTATTACGAAGGATATTATTATGACAGCACCCAAAGACGAAAAAAACGAAAACGAAACAAAAATGAAAGATACCGCTCCCAGGCCAAAAGGACGCCAGAGCGGGAAAGCAATTGATCAGCCGGCGACTCACTTCTCAATGGCGTCGGAAACTGAAAAAGAGGATATTCAGCAATTATTGACGCAGGATGCTAAAAAAACGAAAGAGCGACTATCCAAACAGCCCCGTGTGGATTTCTTAATCCCGTTAATGCCCGGCGAAAAAGTCGGGGCCTACGAAACAGTTCAGATCAACGGCTACAAACTGACGATTAAAAAGGGTTGTATGGTGAATATTCCGCTGCAAGTGGCTGAACTTCTGAAAGAATCCTACGAAATCGCCGCCACTGCTGGTCAGGAAATGCTGATTGATCGGCCCTTTACGCCTACTGCTGATAAACCCGTTTCCCCCAGGGAAGCGCTCGGTTAAATCGTGAACTAATTAATCAATCTAAGCTAGATAAATATGGCTAAAGCAACGATGTCCACCTCGCCAGTGATGTCTGACGCCACCTTGCGCGCATCATTAGGCAAGATTCAGGACACTATGTGTTATCAGATTCTGAACAGTGGCGCTCTTGCCATTGGTACAGGGTCAAAAGCGAAAGTTAAAGTGGTAAGCACCGTTTATGCATTATTAAACGGCGCTATCGTAAAGAAAACGTCTGCAGAAGTCGCGCTTTCCGGGACCGTTACCAACGCGAAATTCAACGTGTTTGTAATTTCCCTTAAAGCGGACGGTACTTTAACCGCCACAATGGGAACCGAAGGAGCAACTATCGGGGCCGTGGTATTTCCAACCATTCCAACCAGCGAAGCCGTAGTCGGATTTGTGATCATTAATCCGACTGGCACGGGCAATTTCGTTGGTGCTACCACAAACCTTGATGACGGCACAGTCGTACCTAACGCCGTTTACGTCAATGCACCATTCCCGCTGAATTGGACGTTAATGGAAAATTTATAATTAACCATAAGGAGTAAATATTATGGCTAAAGCAGCTATCTCCACGTCCAACATCAACTCCGATCAGTACCTGCGGAATGTCTTGGGTAAAATCCAAGACACCTTCTGCTATACCTTGTTAAACAGCGCGGGCCTTGCGATCGGGTCGTCTTCTAAAGCGGCCGTTTTAATCGCCAATACTATTTACGGCTCGTTTAACGGGGCAGTAAGCGTTAAAACAACGGCGGAAATCGCTTTGGCCGGAACGGTCACTAATGCCAAATTCAACGTCTTTGTTCTGACGCTGAAATCAGACGGCACTGTAACGGCAACTATGGGTACGGAAGGCGCCA